GCGCTAAAAAACGCAGTTTTGCCGTATTTGAGTGACTTAATGCGCAAGAATAATGTATATTCGCACATAGTTGACCTAACGCATGGCAACCGGAAAAAGGCCGACCGGATTATCTGGAGCCTCCAAGGGCGGTTTGAGCATGGCAGGATCGTGCTTAATTCAGACGAGGATTGGGATATATTCCTAGACCAGCTTCTCATGTTCCCTGCACAAGGGGTACACGATGATTTGCCTGATGCCTTGTCCTATATAGACCAATTGGCCGTGACATCCTATATGCAAGAGGATGAATCCGATGATTGGGAACCGGTGGACATTATTTCGGGTGTATAAATGGATCAAAACGAATTCGATCAACCCACAGAAAATGACAAAGAGTTAGTCAGTTTCGTGTCAGATCATTGCGATAGGTGGAGAACCTACCGCGATATTAACTTCTTGCCGCAATGGGAAGAATACGAGCGCATCTTCCGTGGCCAATGGGCGTCCGAAGACAAGACAAGAGAATCTGAGCGCTCACGCATTGTCACCCCCGCCACACAACAAGCCGTTGAGACGCGCCATGCAGAAATCATGGAAGCGATTTTCGGTTCGGGCGAATTCTTTGACATCAAAGACGACATCAACGATGTGGACGGCAATCCGTTAGACGTTGAAGCCTTGAAACTTCAGATGATGGAAGACTTCAAGCGCGACAAGTTAAGAAAGCACATCGATCAAGTGGTGCTGTTGGCTGAGATTTACGGCACCGGCATCGCTGAGATTGTCACGTCGATGGAAAAGGACATCGTGCCAGCGACGATGCCAATGCCAGGCCAAGCTCAAGCGGCTATCGGCACAGTAGAAAAGCCGAGAGTGTCGGTCAAACCGATGCCGATCAACCCGAAAAATTTCTTGTGGGATCCAAACGGTACATCCGTTGAGGATTGCATGGGCGTGGCCATTGAGAAGTACGTATCGATTCACAAAGTGGTGCGCGGGATCGAGAAGGGTATCTACCGCAAGGTCAATATCACCCCGACCTATGAAGATACGGATTTGGAGCCGACGCAGGAAGTCAGCCAGTACCAAGATGAGAAGGTACTGCTCTTGACTTACTACGGTCTGGTGCCAAGAGAGTATTTGAAAAAAGCGGAAGACGACGACATCGTCGAGCTGTTCCCTGACGATTCGGCTGCTGAAGACTATCAAGACATGGTCGAGGCGATCATCGTTATTGCGAACGATGGCTTGCTCTTGAAGGCCGAAGAAAGCCCGTACATGATGAAGGATCGTCCTGTACTGACGTATCAGGCTGATACGGTGCCAAACAGATTGCCTGGCCGTGGAACGATCGAAAAAGCCTACAACATGCAGAAATCCATTGACGCGCAAGTGCGCACTCACTTGGATTCGCTGGCGCTAACTGCTTCGCCAATGATGGCGGTGGACGCTACCCGTCTGCCACGGGGTGCGAAGCTGACAGTTCAGCCTGGCAAAGCGATTTATACCAACGGCAACCCCAATGAGATTCTCTATCCGTTCAAGTTCGGCCAAACCGATGGATCGAGCATAACGACGGCTGAGAAATTCCAGCAAATGCTCTTGCAAGCGACCGGAACATTAGACAGTAACGGCATGGTGTCAGCGGTTGGCCGTGATGCAGCCGGTACTGGCATGTCGATGGCTGTTGCCTCGATCATCAAGAAGTACAAACGCACGTTGGTGAACTTTCAAGAAGATTTTTTGATTCCGTTCATCAACAAAGCGGCGTTTAGATTCATGCAGTTTGACCCCGAGCGCTATCCGTCGGTCGATATGGTCTTCATACCAACGGCAACCCTTGGCATCATTGCGCGAGAGTACGAGCAATCACAGTTTATTAGTTTGCTTCAGACACTTGGCCCCGATACACCGGTGCTGCCGATCATTTTGAAGGGCATTGTGGCCAATAGTTCGCTCTCCAACCGCATGGAATTGATGCAGCGTCTGGATGCGATGGGTCAAGTTGATCCTGAAGCGCAGCAAAAGCAGCAAGTTCAAGAGCAATTAGCCTTGCAAGCGGCCCAAGCTCAGATTGCGGTCAATACGACGCAAGCGGAACAGAATCGCGCTGAAGCCACCAAGATTATGATCGACACCAAGCTGAAACCCTTGGAAGTTCAAGCCAAGATTCAGCAAGGATTGACCGCTAACTTGCCTAATCAGGCTGATATGGCCTCCAGAGAGTTTGACAAGCGCGTGAAAGTCGCTGAATTGATGTTGAAAGAAGCCGACATCAAGAACAAGTCGAAAATTGTCGAGCTACAGATGAGCAAAGCCAAGGATAATGTCGTCAATGCTGAAAATGACTTCCTTGATGAACTGCAAAAGGGAATGCAATAATGGATATCGACAAACTGTTTAACGTAGACCAAGTCCCTGACGCTCTTTTTGACTCTGTAAACAATACGGTGTCGGAAGCTCGGGCGCTACAGAAGAAAAAAGCCGCTGAAAACGCCCAAGCCGTCATTGCCTCGCTGCAAAAGATGAAGGGCGATTTAGAGGGCAAGTACGATGACCTCTACGGCATGCTGGAGCGTCGTATTACCAGCATACAAGATGGTCGCGACGGTATAGATGGCCGTGACGGTCGCAATGGTCGTGATGGCAAAGACGGAAAAGACGGCGCAGCAGGTCGCGATGGCCGTGATGGTATCGATGGCGTCAATGGTATCGACGGCGCTGACGGTATATCCATCGCTGATATACGTCTGGACTTCGATAACAGCTTAGTCATCACCTTATCCAATGGCCGTGAGATCAATGCAGGTGAAATACTCCCGCCAGACATTACCGACCGCCTAAAAGTCATCATCAACCAAGGTGCATCGGGTGGTGGTAGTGGTGGCGGCACAAGTTTGCCAGACCAAACTGGCAATGCTGGTAAGTTTTTAAGTACCGACGGCACTGACGCATTATGGAGTACCCCTGCCGGATCAGGCGATGTGGTTGGCCCTGCCTCTTCGGTTGATTCTGAGTTGGTATTGTTTAATTCTACGACCGGTAAACTAATCAAACGTGCATCGTTAACCGGTTTAGTTAAAGCTACATCGGGCGTCGCGTCCGCTGCAACTGCTGGCACTGACTATGTTGCACCAGGCGGGGCTTTGGGTACGCCAAGCAGCGGCACATTAACTAATGCAACCGGTTTGCCTTTGTCTACCGGTGTGACAGGTAGTCTGCCAGTGGTTAATGGCGGCACAGGTCAAACAACCTATACCGACGGCCAACTGTTAATTGGTAACTCGACGGGCAACACGCTAACCAAAGCCACATTGACGGCGGGTTCCAACATAACGATTACAAATGCCGCTGGGGCGATTACAATCGCGGCGTCCGGTGGTGGTGGCTCTGGCGACGGTGGAGCGTATGCCTGGTTCTTATCTTAAGAGGTAAAAAATGAAGACTTTAGTTTTAGACGGAACAGCCATCAGCATTCAAGTGGCCATGTCTGGCGCAGCGGCCACAACCAACCCGACATTCGTTGCCACCTATGCGGATAATGCAGGGTCTGGCATCACCGAGGGCGCAACCGATGGCGCATTAAATGGTTCAACGGATGTGAGTGTTGTACCAGCACCGTCAGGATCAAACCGTCGTGTCGTGAAAGACATTACGATCTATAACGGCGACACCGCAGCGGTTACCTTATTCGTTAAGTACGACAACAACGCCACACAGCGCACAATCGCTAAAGTGACCTTGGCTGTCGGCGATACATGGACAACCGACGGGGTGTTTGATTCCAACGGTAACTTAAAAACTATTATTGGTGCAGTAAGCCTAAATACGCAAGTTAGCGGTACTTTACCGGTTGGCAACGGTGGTACAGGCGCAACGACATTGACCGGTGTGTTGAAAGGCAATGGTACAAGTGCATTTAGCGCAGCGACTGCGGGTACAGACTTTGTTGCTCCAGGCGGGGCATTAGGCACACCGTCGTCAGGTACGCTAACTAATGCAACAGGCTTGCCGATATCAACCGGCGTGAGTGGTTTAGGTACTGGCGTAGCGACTGCATTAGCTGTCAATGTAGGCTCTTCTGGTGCGGCGGTTGTTAATGGTGGTGTTTTAGGTACACCATCATCGGGCACATTGTCGGGCTGCACGGTTGACGGCACTGATTCAGTTGGCTTTAGAAATGTACCGATAAACAGTCAATCAGCGGCATATACGGCAGTATTGGCAGATTCAGGCAAAGCGATATTGCACCCATCAACGGATGCGAATGCCAGAACATTTACTATTCCAGCAAATGCTTCTGTTGCGTACCCATTAGGTACAGCGATCACGTTTATCAATATGACTTCGCAGGTTGTAACAATTGCTATCACAAGCGATACGATGTATTTGGCAGGGCCTGGCACTACTGGCAGCAGATCATTAGCGCAATACGGTATGGCATCAGCAATCAAGATGACCTCTACAACGTGGATCATTTCAGGATCGGGGTTGACCTAATGAGTGGCGTTCTTAATTTATTGTTGGCAGGTGCAGCGTCTGCAATTAAGGACGCTTACTTTAACCTGACCACGTTACTGCTTAACACTAGCAGCACTAACGGAGCGCAGAACAATACGTTCTTAGATAGCTCGACTAATAACTTCACGATTACTAGGAACGGTAATACTACGCAGGGAACATTTACGCCGTTTAGTCAGACGGGGTGGAGTAACTTTTTTAATACTGGTTATCTAACTGTTGCAAGCAACGCTGCTTTTGACTTTGGAAGCGGAGATGCAACTATTGAGGCTTGGATATATCCGACTACTAGCAGTCAAACTTGCGGTATTTTTGATAAACGATCATCTGGAGGTAACTACAGTCAGTTCCCGCAGATTGCATTAAACAGTGGCGCTCTTACTATATTAGTTTCATACAACGGTTCTTCTTGGGCAGTAACAATAAATGGCGCAACTCCTGCGGTAAACGCTTGGTCGCACATTGCGCTTGTAAGAAATGGAAATATTTGGACTCTATATGTAAATGGTTCGTCATCAGGCACGCCCGTTACTGCTTCTGGCAGCGTATATGCCTCTACTGATAGTCTTTCAATCGGTGCGTCAACAAGTGGCGGCACTAATCCTTTTGCTGGCTATATATCTAATGCCCGTTTGGTAAAAGGTAGTGCTGTTTATACTGGGGCATTTACCCCACCTACCGCAGCATTAACAGCAATTACAAACACTTCATTGCTTACCTGCCAAAGCAATCGATTCTTAGATAACAGCACTAACGCATTTACTGTTACCCCTAACGGAACATACTCCGTCCAAGCCTTTAGCCCATTTGTTCCTACTGATGCTTACAGCACTAGCGTAGTAGGTGGTAGTGGGTATTTTGAGGGTAGCGGGGATTATCTTACTTGGACAGGCTCCACCGTAGGAACGGCTGCATATACATTTGAATGTTGGTTTTACACTCCGTCATTTGGTTCAAGCCAAACGCTTATTGGCCCAAATAGCACAAGTAATGGCGGTTATGGTTTTAACATAGCAAGCTCAACAAGTTTAAGTATTGATAACTACGGTATTGCTGCTAATAACTTTACTGTACCAACAATTGCGGCAAACGCTTGGAATCATGTTGCTGTTGTAAGAAATGGTTCTGGCGTTACTACAGTTTTTCTTAATGGCGTTCGGTCAAGCACAGGAACTATTACCGATAACAACAATTACGGTGACGTAAAATCTATTGGTTACACAAGTTCTGGAGTTAATCGTTATTTTAATGGTTATATATCTAATCCAAGATATGTAACTTCTGCGGTTTACGACCCAACGCAAACAACAATTACTGTACCTACAGCACCATTAACAGCGATAACAAACACTCAACTGTTGTTGTCTGCTACCAACGCTGGCATATACGACTCTGCTGCTAAGAATGATTTAGAGACTGTTGGCAATGCACAGGTAAGCACAACACAGGCTAAGTTTGGTACTACTAGCATGGCGTTTGATGGTACTGGTGATTATTTAACTATCCCTAATAGCCCAACAATAGCAGTAGGTTCTGGAGACTTCGCAATAGAATGCTGGTGGTATCCGACAGACCTTAGCGCAAGTTCAAATGTATGGTGCTTAGGTGATTCTAGGTCTGCTAATAATGGACTTCTTTTGTACTGGTCTAGCGGATCAGGAAAACTAATTCTTTATAGTAATGGTTCTGCACTTATAACTAGCAGTATTAATACAACTACTAATGCTTGGTATTACATTAATGTTGTCCGTAGTGGGTCTGGGTCGAATAATTTGACGTTATACATTAATGGTTCTTCAGCAGGAACAGCAACAAATACGACATCATTTGCTGGAGTTGCAGCTAATGGATTTGCTGTATGCGCTGAATATGCCGGTAGTTTTGGTGCTGGTAAAGCAGCTTACTTTGATGATGTTCGCATTACTAAAGGCTATGCAAGACCTTCTACATCGCCAACCGCAGCCTTCCCTCTCCAATAGGTGACTTATGTTTTCTAAAAACGGTTCTATTCCTAAAGCAGAGACAGATGGCACAGAAGGCTGGATTGAAGTTCCTGATGCTCCTGAATGTCCTGCTGGCAAAGAGGTAGTGTGGTGGTATCCACCGGGCTGGATTATTCGTGATCCTAAACCAGAGGGCAATTGGTCGTGGAGTCAGTCTGAGGAACGGTGGGTTGAATACACGCCACCGCAGGAAATTACGGCTCTTGAAACAACAGAACTCACAACCATTACCAGCACTGACTTTGGCGCATTGACCAGTTCAGATATTCCAGCCCTATGACGCCAGAGCTGCAAAAATATTACGAAGATAGATTCTCTATGATGGCCACCAAAGGGTGGCACGATCTAGTAGAAGATATTGACGAAATGGTGAATGCGTTAAATAATCTTTCTGCTGTTGAAGACGAAAAAAGTCTACAATTCAAGAAAGGCGAACTTTCAATTTTGCTATGGCTGAAAAACTTGCGACAAGTCAGCTCAGACGCTTATGAGGAATTAAATGCGCCGAATGTATGAATTTGCCTGTGAGAACGGGCATCGCATTGAGAAATTGGTTAGTTATGAGCTGACTCAAGTTCAATGCGAATGCGGAGGCAAAGCCGACCGCATAATATCTGCTCCAGCGTTTAGATTGGAGGGTTGGTCGGGGTCATTCCCGACTGCCGCAGCCCAATTTGATCGTAGGCATCGAGAGAAACTCGCTGCGGAGCAAAAAGCGAACAGATAACCAGACAACTGGCCTGTTTATGATCCTGGGAACCAAAAGATGGCAGGAAAAGGAAACCTAATATGTTAGTTGACAAAGAAGCTGAGTTGCCTAGTGAGTTAGAGACAGAAGAAGCCAAGCTAGACTCTACGATTGGTAATGACAAACCAGACCTTCCTGAGAGGTATCGGAATAAATCCCTTGAGGATGTTATGAAGATGCACCAAGAAGCGGAAAAAGTCATTGGACGCCAAGCGCAAGAAGTCGGCGAAGTGCGGAAACTGGCAGATGAACTTATTAAGCAAAACCTTAGTTCTAGGCAACAACCTATTGCAGAGGCAGAGCCGGAAGTGGACTTTTATGAAGACCCACAGAAGGCAGTTCGTAATACGATTGATAGACACCCTGACATCATTGAGGCTCGAAAGGCCGCATCGGAGTTACGGGCGTTACAGACTCAACAGAAGCTGACTCAAGCACATCCTGATTTTGAACAAGTCGTTCGAGATGAGGGTTTTGTGAATTGGGTTAAGTCGTCACCGATTCGTTTGGATTTATTCAAGCGAGCTGATGCAGAGTTTGATTTTGATTCGGCGCACGAATTGCTGTCCACCTATAAAGAGCTGCGTGGTATTCAGACTAAGCAAGCGAACCAACAAGCATCAACGGCTCGCCAGCAAACGATGAAATCCGTGCAGGTTGATAGCGGTGGAACAGGTGAGAGTTCAAAAAGAGTTTACCGTCGTGCTGACCTAATTCGGCTAAAAATGAATGACCCAGCCCGATATGACGCACTATCTGATGAGATTATGTCGGCGTATCAAGAGGGACGGGTCAAGTAACTTACTTTTGATCTAGGAGCATTAACATGGCAAATACAGCATTTTCCCCCGCAAATAGCGTAACGGTAACTAGCGCAGGTACCTTCGTTCCAGAAATTTGGAGTGATGAGATTGTTGCTTCTTACAAGAAAAACCTTGTCTTGGCCAATCTGGTCATGAAGATGAATTTTCGTGGCAAAAAAGGCGATGTGATCCACATCCCAGCACCAACCCGTGGTTCGGCATCGTTAAAAGTAGCAACTGATGCAGTGACTCTGATTGCTGCCAGCAACACTGAAGTACAAGTTAATATCGATAAGCACTATGAGTACAGCCGTTTGATCGAAGACATCGCCGAAGTTCAAGCGTTGAATTCTATGCGTCAGTTCTACACTGCTGACGCTGGCTATGCACTGGCGCGTCAAGTAGATACCAACTTGGTTCAATTGGGTCGTGCATTTAACGGCGCAACAGTTGGCACTGATGACTATGCAACTAGCAACACCACAACCAAAGCGTTTATCGGCTCAAACGGCACAACAGCATACAACTCGACATCGTCGAATGCTGCTGCTCTGACTGACGCTGCTATTCGTCGCACAATCCAGCGCTTGGATGACAACGACACACCAATGGATGGCCGTTTCTTTGTTATTCCTCCATCAAGCCGCAACACATTGATGGGCTTGGCTCGCTACACTGAGCAAGCATTCGTCGGTGATGGCAATGCAATCCGCAATGGCGAAATCGGTAACCTGTACGGTATCCCTGTGTTTGTTTCGTCAAACGCCGACACTGGTGCTGGTAACTCCGGCGCTGACCGTATTTGCTTGATGGGTCACCGTGATTCGATGGTTTTGGTTGAGCAAGTTGCGGTTCGCTCGCAGACTCAGTACAAACAAGAGTACCTCGGTACTTTGTTCACGGCTGATACTTTGTACGGTGTTAAAGCAATGCGTACTGCGGCAACTGTTGGCGCAGCCCTGTCGTCTTCGGCATTTGCCTTGGCCGTACCTGCCTAATTAAACACCCCGCCTTCGGGCGGGGGTTTTTAACCTAATTGGGAGAACTACTATGGCAACAGCTTCAGCAGTAACCGTTCGCGCAGGTAACGATCAATTTCGTGGCCTGTTTTCTGATACGTGGATGGTAACAGCCACACTTGACGCTGGCTCGCTAGTTAATGGCGCTGGCGAAACCGATGATGTAACCGTCCCAGGCGTTGCCTTGGGCGATATGGTCATTGGCGCATCATTGGGCGTGGATTTGGTGGGTTTGACTGTTACTGGCTACGTCAGTGCAGCCAATACCGTTAAATTCCGTATCCAAAACGAATCGGAAGCAACTGTCGATCTAGCATCGTCAACCTTGCGCATCGTTGTGGCACGTTCTTTGGCGT